GCTATCATATCGATGCGCTGCACTCGCTGCTGGAAACCTGGGATTCCATCGTTCTCGATTATCAGGCGGCCAAGGGTGACACACTCAATATGCAAGTGTTTTACAACACTACGCTCGGACTGCCCTACGAGGAAACCGGCGAGGGCCTGGCCGCTCCGAAACTTCATGAAGCGCGGGGGCCTCACAATGTAGGGTCTTTGCCAAAAGGGATGCTGCTCGCCACTGCAGGCGTCGATGTTCAAGGCAATCGGTTGGAGTATGGCGTCTACGCTTGGGGCCCATCATCGGTCGCTGGCACCGTCGATGGTGCGCTGATCGATTTCGGCATCATTGAAGGCGACCCGCAGGACGACAAAACCTGGCGAGCGCTCGATGAGATCTTATCGCGGACTTATGAAAACGACACGCATCGCACCGGTATCGACCTAACCGGCGTTGATTCCGGCTATCTGTCGCAACGGGTCTATCGTTACACCGCAGGTCGCCATGATGTGAACGCCGTTGATGGCCGCCACGATCCGCTGATGCCGGCCAATGGCACACCCGTCAATCGCCCGTTCCGCAATGCCGCCGGCCATGTGGTGGGCGGCGCGATGCTGCATCCGGTTGGTGCCTTCTCATTGAAAAAAGAGGTGCTGACTGCGTTAGGGCGGACAATCTCCGAAGAGACTCAGCCTGGCACCACTCGCTATCCCATGGATGCTGACATTGGCTACTTCGAGCAGATGACAGCGGAAACTCTGGTCACGCGGACCAAGCGTTCCACCCGTGAAGCCAGCCAGATTTGGGTCAAGAAAGAAGGCCAGGCCAACGAGGCACTCGATATCGCGGTCTATGCCCGCGCCATGGCGCATCTGCTTGCTGTGTTCCGTTCAACGCCAGAGCAGTGGAAATCACTGTTCGTCGACCGCGCGAAAATGGCCAGCCATGAACTACCCGCTCTTGAACGTCTTTGGCTGGGCATGGCGCCTGAGAAACCCGAATCGGCGCCGGCGAAGACCTCCCGCAAGTCCAAGGTGCTGGATGCCATCCGTCGCCACAATGAACGCGCAGCAGGATCTAATTGATGAGCACCCAGACTGATTTGGATCAGGCCAAAGCGGCTCGCCACAAATTGCTGACCGGCACCGCAACGGTGGAGGTGCGCACCGAAGAGGGCACAGTTAAATACAATGCTGCCGACTTGGTATTGCTGGATGCCTATATCGCGCGTCTCACCCGTGAGGTTTCTGGCCAGACCTCGCGCGCTATCGGGGTGAGGTTCTAGTCATGAGCACTGGCTTGCTTGATGCCTCAGGCTCCCCGATATCGACACAGGCGGTCACTGCTGCACGTATACGCGGAATGATGGCTTCCACTGCCTATCGCGCCGCCAGCACGACCGATCAGGACATGGCTGGATGGTCGCCATTTCTTGGTAGCGCCGATGCCGACTGGTCCTATGACCGAAATGAAGTTGTGGCGCGCGTCACCGATCTGTTGCGCAATGATGCCGCTGCCGCTGCTGCCCGCGATCGTCGCACCGATATGGTGGTCGGCTCCGGCTTGCGGCTTCAGGCTCGCATCGACCACGCCGCACTGGGCATCGATCGCAAGGCAGCCAAGAAGATCAACAAAGCGATTGAGCGCGAGTGGCGTGCTTTTGCCAGTGACCCGTTCAAGCGTTCCGACCTTGAGCGCCGCCATTCGGTTGGTGCGTTGTTGCGCCTGGCCGAGATGGAAAAATGCAGGACCGGTGAGTGTCTGATTGCGCTTCGATGGAAGCCCAACAATGGCGCACGCTACGCAACAACCTTGCAGCTGGTCGATACCGATCGTCTGTCCAATCCCAATTTGGAGATGGACACCGATACGGTCACTGCTGGTGTCAAACGAGACGCTGACGGTGCGCATATCGGTTACTATTTTCAGAACAGCCATCCCGGCGACATACTGTCGAGGCCGCAGAGCAATCCCTGGTCATGGACCTATGAACCACGGTTCACCGCGTGGGGCCGTCCGCGCATCATCCATGGCTTTGACGCGCAACGCGTGTCTCAGTCGCGCGGCGTGCCGGATATGGCACCGATCGTGAACCGCTTCAAAATGCTCACCCGCTACGCCGATGCTGAGGTGGCTGCCGCAGTCGTCAATGCCAGCTTTGCCGCCTTTATCAAAACCGGTCACTCGGTTGAACAGGCAGAGGCCTCGCTGTTCACTGGCGATGAGCTGAAAGAGCGCGATCAAGCCTATGCCAACCTGCGCATGAATGGTGTGCGCATTGCGGCCCTTGCGCCGGGCGATGAGGTGGATGTTGCTGACTCCAGCCGCGAGCATGGCGGGTTCACCACCTTCATGGCTGCCTTCTTGCAGTCGATCGCCTCCACCCTTGGCCTGTCCTATGAACAGCTTTCCATGGACTTCTCGCGGACCAATTATTCATCGGCCCGTGCGGCGTTGAACGAGGTGTGGCGATCCGTGCAGCGCCGCCGCGACGGCTTCATTGATCAGGTGGTGACTTGGATATATCTGGCGTTTCTTGAAGAAGCACTTGATCGCCATATTGATCTGCCCGATGGCCTGCCCGATTTTTGGGAAGCGCCAGCGGCATGGGCGCGCGCCAAATGGCTTGGCCCGGCGCGGGGCTTCATCGATCCGGTGAAGGAAGCACAAGGCAGCGAATTGCGCGTGCGCAACATGACATCAACCCGTACACGCGAAGCCGGGGAACAGGGGCTCGATTTTGAGGAGGTCCTGGATCAGATGGCCGACGAAAAAGAAGAAATGGATGCGCGCGGGATCATAGCGCCAGAGCTGGCCGAAATGCTGGCAGCGCAAGGTCCGACCGACAGCAACAGGGATGAACAACGCTCATGACCCAGCCATCCTTCACAGCATGGACATCCAGCCCGCTCTTCCTCTGGGAGGGGGCAGGGCAGGCCATGTCCGCACACCTGGCCGCCATGCATCGACAAAGCCAGGATGGCCATTTGGGCGGCGTGGTGCAGCGCCTGGCTGCCAGTCTTGGCCTGAGTGCCAGTTCGCAGACTGAGCGAAAACCGCCTCCCAAGTCCATTGCGCCAACATTCCTGACGAATCCAGCCCGCCACGATGGCGGGTTTTTTGTTGCCAATCGTGTGGCTTACATCACCATCAATGGCCCGCTTGAGCGCAAAGAGGGCTGGTATGCCGTCGGTTATGACGGGTTGGCGCTGCGGGTCGAAACGGCGCTTGCTGATCCTGGCGTTGATGCTGTGTTCCTGTCCATCGACTCGCCTGGTGGTCATGCGGCGGGGATGCTGGAATGCGCTGGCAAGATACGTGCTTCTGCCAATGAGCATAGCAAGCCGCTGGTGGCACATGCATCCGCGCTCGTGGCATCCGCTGCCTACGGTGTTGGCGTTGCCGCTGACTCTCTGACGATTGATCCCGATGCCATGTGCGGTTCGGTCGGTGTCGTCATGCTGCATGCAGACGTGTCGAAGATGCTGGAAAATTTCGGTGTCACACTCACCTCCATCCAGTTTGGCGACAAGAAAACCGATGGCAATTTCTGGGAGCCGCTATCGAAGCGTGCACGTACAGATCTGCAAACCATGATCGATGACATGGGCGCTCGATTCGTGGCCCATGTCGCTGATCGGCGCGGGTTGGATGAGCAGGCTGTCATCGACTGGCAAGCTGGTGTGCTGGTCGGTCAAAGGGCGGTGGGCGCATCCATGGCCGATGATCTGGCCACCGAAGGCGATGCTTTCACCGCTCTGCTCGATTCTCTCAATCCAACATCAATACCCCCCAATCCCGCTGGCGCCGGGGCATATAAGCACGCGCCATCCACCCACACACCCCAACAGCAGAAGGACGCTGACATGACACTGCGCGCAGAAATCGCAGCAATCATGGAGGGCGATGGCACGGCGGAAGCAAAAATGACCGCCACCCAAGCCCTGATTGCCGCAAGCGAAGAACCGGACACCGAAGGCGAGGATGATGATGCATCCGCCGCTGCCGATGAGCCGGATGCTGAGGACGATGCCGACGATGAGACAGAGGCCGAAGGTAACAACGATGACGGTCCTGATGCTGCGATTGCCGGGGCAATCGTCACACTGCCGGAAGCCAAGGGCCGCGAAAAGCAGGCTGTGAAGCTTGCCGGCACGCCGGGCATGACGGTGAAGGCCGCAAAATCTCTGCTGGCCGATGCACCAAAGGAAAAGCCATCCAAGGGCCTCGCGTCCATGATGAGTGGGCAGGATCCCAACATCAACGCCGGTTCTGGTGATGCCAGCGCCAAAGACAACCCGCTGGTTGCCATTGCAGCCAGTCGCAAGGCGCCTGCGCGCCGTTAACCGGAGATCAGATCGATGACGACTGAAACCTACACCCCCGGCGACATGATCGTCGGTGATTTCCCGATACTCACCGCCGTGGTGACGATCGCGTCGGGTGCCGATTTGGCGCGCGGTTCTGTGCTTGGCCGTGTCACGGTCGGCGGCAAGTTCCAGCTAGCCGCCGACGGCTCTGATGGTTCGGAGGTGCCGGCTGCCATCCTGGCCACGGCTGCCAAGGCCGCGTCGGGAGATGTCACAGCCACCGTCTACCTCACCGGTCAGTTTGACGAGTCGAAGCTTACCTTCGGCACTAATCAAACAGCGGCCACGCTCAATGCAGCAATGCTGGCCCGTGGCCAGGCGCTGACTGCCGTTACGCCGTCCTAAGGTCACAGAAAGGACCTCTGACATGCCCACCAATCTTTTCACGACTCGCCAATTGATCCAGGCGCTTGGCGCTATGGATCGTCCGACCGCAGCGCTTCGCGATCGGTTCTTTGGCCGCCGGCACTTTTCCACGACAGAGGAAATTGCCTTCGACAAGCTGAAGCGCCGTCGCAAGATGGCGCCCTATGTGTCGCCACATGTGCCAGGCACAATCCGCGAGTTGCGCGGTCGCCAGGTGCAGACGTTCATCGCACCGTATCTGAAGCCGAAAGCGGCTATCAAACCGGACGTTGCATTGGTTCGCGCTCATGGCGAAGAGTTTGGCGCGCCGCTTACACCAGCCCAGCGCTACAACGAAACCGTTGTGCAGACACTGGCTGATCAGGATGATGAGATCACGCGCCGTGAAGAGGCTCAGTGTTTCGAGGTGCTCACCACCGGTTCAGTGGTGGTCTCTGGGGATGGTGCCGACGCTTACACCGTGAACTATGCCCGTGATGCTGCGTTGACTTTGGGGTTGAGCGGCGTCTCTCGCTGGGGCGAAAGCGGTGTCGATATTCGCAATACGCTTTCGGGTTGGGCGACAACTGTGGCGCAAAAGTCTGGGGGTACTGTTACCCAGGTTGTGATGGGTGCTTCGGCAGCTGAGATCCTGACCGGAGATGCTGATATCCGGGAAATCCTGGACAATCGTCGCCAGGCAACCGGTCAGATGGAAATGGGCCCGCAGAACGTTGGGGCTGATGACAACCCAATGGTCTATCTGGGGTCCATCGGCCAGTTTGACTTCCATCTCTACAATGGCAGCTATGACGACGAGGATGGCAACAATGCCACCTATCTCGACGAGCATGGCGTTATCCTTGTGGCGCCGAATGCCTTTGAAGGCATGATGGCCTATGGTGCTATCCAGGACAAAAAGGCACTCCAGGCGATGTCCAGGTTCCCAAAAATGTGGGAGCAGGAAGATCCATCGCTTGAGTTCCTGATGACCCAGGCTGCGCCACTGGCAGTGCCATCGGATATCAACGCCGCCATGTATGTGGAGGTTCGCTGATGGCTGCCAAAGCAAAGGGTGTCTGCCTGGCATGCACCGTCGATCATGACGGGAAGCGCTACGCTCCCGGTATGCCCGTGCCCCTTTCCAAGGTCGAGGGTGAGCGGCTCGCAAAAAAGCTTGGTGAATGGGAGGGCGACCCGGTTCAAGGCGAACCGGTATCCGTCGCCCGTGCCATGCCTCGCCGACCGGCTTCAAATACCAAGTCCGACGAGGCGTCTGGGTCGGGCATGGTCGTGATGACGCAAGAGCAATATGAAGGCGTCATCGGCGCCACCACAAAGGCGGTGGCGACCCATCTGAGTGAAGACATCGCCAAGCAGGTCAAGGCGTTCACCGATGGGCTTGAAACGCTGATCGCAGACGCGTCTGCGGCTAGCGCGCAGGCAGTCATCGAGTCGCTCAATGCCGAGGTTGAACTGGCACCCACTGATGAGGCTGGTTCCGAAAAAGAGGGCTCCGCCGTCGAACCGGGTGCCAAAACGGACGCCAGGGCTTCCTAGCGATGGCAACTGCCTTTGAAACCGCTGCCCGCGATCTTTTCGATGATGAGAACCTGTCGCGGGCAGCGATTTACACGCCACCTGTTGGTGATACCGTGGACTGTCGTATCATTTTTGATGTTGCACATAGCACGCCGCAATCTGGTGGACTGCCGGTGATGAGCACAAAAGGCAGGGCGTTGCGGGTTCTGGCCAGCGTTGTGACGCCTGAGAAAAATGGCGTGTTTACCGTGGGTGATGAGGCCCACAAGGTTCAGGGTGACCCTGTTCTGACTGGCCCGAACCGGCTTGCATGGCGCTGCCAGACCCGTGAAATCGAGGTGACTTGATGCGCTTAGGGTTTGAAGCCAGCGATCCCATTGCCGACACTTTGGACACTCGCTTGGAACCAGTGGCGCGCGGTGCGACCAATGGCATGCAGGCTGCTGCGAACCTTGCCAAGACACGGTTGCGCAATGATGTGCGCCAAGGTGGTTTCAAGGATGGTCGTAAGCTCGCCAACACTTGGCGGGCAGAAGTTTATCCCAACAGTGGCCAAACCAGTCTCACACCTGCGGCACAGATATACTCCAGGGCACCACACATCATCGCTGCCCATGAAAATGGCGCGACGATCAGGCCAGTGAACGGCTCACGCTATCTGTGGATACCGACCGAGAATGTGCCGCGCGCGGGACGGGGCGGCAAATTGATGTCCATTCCTAATGTCGAGGAACGCTTTGGCGATTTTGACTATGTGCCCGGTGGTCGTGCCGGGACGTTTCTGGCGGTGGTCGAAGCCGTTCGCAGAAAAACAACAAGGGGTCGCACTGGCATTCGCAGGTTTAGTGCTGCCCGTGCCAGGCGCGGTGATGTAGCCGATACGATCCACATGTACACACTGGTGCCAATGGTGCGCTTGCCCAAGCGCCTGAATGGTCGTTCCATCCGTGACGATATCGCCATGCGGGTATTGCCGCGCCTTGTGGCTCAAGGCATTGGGCAGGAGCTGCGCCGCCCAGGTGGGCGCTGACCGTGCCGACCAAGACCAAGCAGGTGCTTGACGCACTGGCGACCAATCTTGCGGCCCAGGCGGACTGTCCCGCCGTCGTCCGCAACCAAGTATTGCCTGCGGAACTGGATGCCTTTCGCAATGTCTATGCCTTTGCCAGCCTCAATGACGGTGATGGCCAGATTACCGAAGAGCTGCTCGGCGCCGGAGCGACAGACGCGCTCTATGAGGTGGGGCACACGGCCGTCCTGATGCTGACGGTCGAGGGCGAAGACATCGCCATGCGAGACACCGTCTTTGATGATGTTCTCATTGCCGTTGATGATGCCCTGATTGCCGATCGCACGCTTGGTGTGAGCGATGAGGTGTTTGCCCGCATCACTGGCCTTGAGCAGGAAGCCGCGCTGGCCAATCCCCAGACAGGTGTTGAGTTTCGCATGGCGGAAATCAGCATCGAAATAAGTTTTCAAAGCACCCGCGCGTTCTAGCCGCGCACAGCACCCAAAAGGACCTTAGACAATGACCACACTTGCTTTGCCACGCGGCAGGCAGGCCGGATCGGCCTTGATCAAGGATGAAGCCACCTATGGCGTTGCGCCGACCACGGGTGACTACAAGCCACAACCCTATTATTCGGAAAATCTGGGTGCGCGCGAGCCGCTGGAAAGTGATCCAATCATCGGATCGGATGAACACAACAGCCGCGATGCGACCGCCCCGGCACCCGGCCTCATCAGCCATGGTGGCGATGTAACCTTTCCGATGTGTCTCAACCATCTGGGCGATGTGCTCCGCTACGCGCTCGGCAATCCGGTCACCACTGGCGCTGCGGCGGACAAAACGCACACCTTCTCATCTGGTGCGCTCACCCTGCCATCAGCGGCCATTCAGGTCCCGAAAAAATCTGATGTGGTAATGGTGCACAAGGGCTGCGTCCTTTCTTCGCTCTCGATTCCGTTGGCTCGCGCGGCGGGTTATCGGCAGGTCCAGACAAGTTGGCTGGGCAAGACCGATGAGGCGCGCACATCCGTATTGGGTTCTGAGGCTGCTGCGCGGGAGCTTCTGCAAATCTCCGGGCAGCTTGGGGTGGTGGCCATTGACGGCACCGATGTCGGCCATGTGATGAGCGGTCAATTGACGTACACAACAGGTGCTGCTCCGCTTGATACAATCACTGGTGACAACACCGTGGGGGCAGTCGTGCTTGACGGCGATGCGACCTGCGAAGGCCAGATTGTCGCGCGTTTCACAAGCAAGACCCATCATGATCTTGCGGTCGCCGGCACTCCAAAGAGCATGTCGATTACGTTTGCTGTCTCGGCCACCAAGTCGCTGGTCTTCACCATGCCATCCATGCGCATGGCGCGTGAGCCGCTTGCACCGATCAGCGGGCCAGGCGGCATGGAGGCGACCATTCCATTCCGCGCCGCGCAGACAGCAAGTGCCGCCATGCTGGAAGTGGTCCTGAAAAACCAGATCGCGAGTTATGCCTGATGCTGAAACTGTCCCTTCAGTCTGAACCCTGTGCCGTCGCGCTGGCCAAGGGCGTTGTTGTCCACGCGCGCACCGCGACCAGCGTTGATGTCATTGCCGGCGAAGCAGAGGCTGCGCGCATCGTGGCGGCTGCCGTGGAGGGTGGCGCGCTAACGGAGATGCTGGGTTTCGCGTTTGCCCTTGAAGGGCCGGATCTGGAAGACCCTGCTGTCCGCGCCAGTTGGGTCGTGTTCATCACAGAAGTGCTGGTGGCCGAACAGGTCATCACCTCATGGGAGGGGATCGGCAATCAGGAGGGTGAGCCGGTTGAACCGGATCGTGCGAGCATCGCCATGCTAATGCAGGACCCATTGATGCGGGCCAAACTCAAGCACACCATCCAGCGGCCCCTGCTGGCGTTGGAGGATGAAGCAAAAAAGTAGAGGCCCGCTGCCATTGGGAAGCCAGTGGCGGCGGGGAGTATTGCAGGGGCTGTCAGGATATCGGCTCGCCCTGCGCTACCAGCAAGCCGCAGCTGTGCACGGCATGGCAGTCGCGCCCTGACACGGCGATTGGTGCATCCATGGCGACATTGGCCAGCAATCCTGCGGTCTGGCGTGTGGCCATGTCCGGAGGCGTATACGGCATCGATAGTACCGAACTGCTGCGCCGCTTGGGTGGCAGTGATGAAGACCAGGCGGTTGTGACCCGCCTGATGATGGCCGCTGAGCGCGGCATTGTCACCGGTCATGCCGAGCGCATGGCGAAAATCGACACAACACAGAGCAAAATGGCGCACTGAACATGACTCAACGACGCAATGCAGGATCGGTCAGTCTTCGGCTGTCGCTGGAAGATGGTGAAACCGTTCGTCAGGCCCTGAAAAACATCGGGCAGGAAGGTGATCGCGCGCTTAAGCTGATTGAGAACGCTGCGCCGGGTGCATCGAAGGGCCTGGGGTTTCTCGATAGTTCGGCGCGCACGGTGTCTGACCGACTGGACGGGCTGGCTGGGTCCGCCGGCAGTGCGGGTCGGATGTTAGCTGCGGCGGGTCCATTCGGTTTGGCGGCTGGTGCTGCGGTTGGCATCATGGTGTCGATGGCCGCTGCCACGCTCAATGCGGCGCGACAAATCTCCGACATGCGACGCGAAGCTGAGCGTGCCGGCCAGAGCTTCGAAAGCTTCCAGGAGCTTGCCGTTATCGCCAATCGCACAGGTGTCGCGGTTGATGCGCTGGCCGATGGCATGCGCGAGTTACAGCTGCGCGCCGATGAGTTTGTTCAGACGGATGGCGGGGCCGCGAAGGAAGCGTTTGAGCGGCTCGGCTTTGACCGGGCTTCGGTCAATGCTGCTCTGCAGGATGTCGATGGTTTTTTTGATGATGTGATGGGTCGGATCGGCGAACTCGACCGGGCAGCGCAGATCCGCGTTTTGGATGAGTTGTTCGGCGGCACGGCGGGCGAACAGTTTACCCGCCTGCTGGATGAAGGCGTAGAGGGCTTCGCGCAGATGCGTGAGGAAGCCCATGCCACCGGACAGGTTTTGTCCGAAGAGGTGGGGGAAGAGGCCGAGGCGCTTCGCAGAAGCTTTGATGAGGCATCCAATATTCTCAGCGTTCAGATGCAGCAAGGTCTCTCGAACATGATGCCGCTGCTGACGGTCCTGATCGAACAAGCTGCAACGTTCGCGGGCTATCTCAACGATGTGTTCGATCGCGCCGGAGACATTGACGTGCGAATGCGCATCGGTCCGCTCCAGGATGATTTGGTTGCGGCGGAAGGTAGGCTTGATGAGCTTGCGCGCCGTCGTGATGGTTTGAACCGATCGATTGATAGTGCGCGCAGCGACAGAGAGCGACAACGGCTGCTTGGTCTGTCCGCTCAGATTACCGATGAGATTTTGCAGGCGGAAATTGAAGTGGAGCGCCTGACCTCTCGCATTGCAACGCTGCAATCGCCAAGAGCGACGACGGACGGTGGCCCAGGTGAGCCGCCTGTGCTGCCAATTTTGCCTACCAGCAATCGTCGAACCGATGCTGATCGCGAGCGTTCTCGGCTGGAACGGTTGGCAGAGACGTACCGCCGCGATCTGGCCGGCGCCCTGGGTGTCTATGAGCGCTCGCTCGATGAGGTCGCGCGCCTTGTGGATGAAAACCTGCTGACGCAGGAAGAGGGGCTTCGGGTCGAGATCGGTTTGAGGGAAACCCTGAACCAGACCTTGGAGAAAGAGCGCCAGACGCGCCTGGCTGCCGCGACGGACCCGATGTCTGGTGCGCAGCGCGCGCTGGAAGCCATCCAAGAGCAGGCGTTCGATTCCGCCAGCCTGATCGAGAAAGCACTGACCGGCGCTTTTTCCGGCATCGAGGACTCGATGGTGCAACTGGCGACCACAGGCAAGGCGAGCTTCAGCGATCTGGTTGACAGCCTGAAGGCCGATGCTGCCCGGCTGATCAGTCGTCAACTCATAACCGGCCCGGCTTCCCAGTTGCTTTCCAGCGCTCTAAGCGGTCTGTTTGGCGGCGGCCCAAGCATTTCAGCACCGACGAACCTATTTCCGTTCGCGGACGGCGGCGTGATGTCACAAGAGGGGCCTTTGCCGCTCAACGCCTATTCGCTAGGCGGCATCGCCAGTTCACCGCAGATGGCCATCTATGGTGAAGGCAGAAAGCCTGAGGCCTATGTGCCGCTGCCTGATGGCCGCACCATTCCTGTCACCATGCAGGGCGGTGGCGGCGTTGGTGGTGGACTGGTGGAGGTGGCAGTGCGCTTTGACGACACCGGCAATTTGCAAGCTGTCATCGAACGCACGGCGGGCAACATCACCGCGCGCGCTTTCAAGGCCCACAATGAGCAGCGGCAACGCGCCGAGCGCATCAAATGAGCCCTGTTCCGTTCCCTGACATCGGCATAGCTGGTGTGGATATGATGCCGGATCCGCGCACCACGGCAACAGAAACGGCTGGCGGCGATGACTATGTCTCCATGCGCGGCATACCCAAATGGCGGCTGAGCATAGAAACCCACCGCATGGATCGGGCCGAGTTTCAGCGCCTCAGCGCATGGTGGAACGGTCAATATGGCGGGATCAGCCGCTTCACGATTAGTCATCCGGAGCGCCCTTTTCCGCTGAGCTACCGCAGCGGCTTTGACGGCATGGAAAAAGCCGGTGCCGGTGCCTTTGATGGCACGGCCACCATCAATGCACTGGCGGCCAATAGCATCACGGTTCAGGGCCTGCCGGCAAACTTCGTGTTGAAGGCAGGGGATATGTTCGGCCTGATTGAGGGCGGCAAATACGGGCTATACGAAAATGGTGCGGATGTGACGGGCAGTGCGTCCGGCGTCGCCGTGCTGGTGCCTCAACCGTTCATCCCAACCCTGGTGTTTACAGCGGCAGCGCAGGTGAATTTTGCCAAGGCTTTGGTTGAAATGAAGGTCGATCCAGATAGCTTCACGGGCCAGCGCCGGCGCCAACGCATGCCTGCCAGTTTCAGCGCCAGGCAGGTTGGTTACTGATGGCGCAATTTATCGATCCGGACATTCAGGCGCTTTATGATGCGGGTCGGCTAATCAAATCACGGGCGCTAGCGTTTCACCTTGATTCCGGCACGCTAGGCCTTTGGACCGGTGAGGGCACGCTGTCTGAGGGCGGCGTGGACTATCTTGGGGCTGGTGAAGACATGCTGAGGGGCGTGCCGCTTAACTCCGGTCTCGGCGACATTCCTGACGCCTTGCAGCTCACCTTGTCGGTTGTTGAGAACGGCAGCTTTGACCCGGCTAATACCATTTCAGGTATCGAGCAGGAGCCCTACAATGGGCGCCCGTTGCTAATCTATGATGTTTATTTCAATCCGGACACGATGGCGCGGGTCGGTGGCTTCAGGCGGCGCTGGACGGGCGTTATCGACAAGGTCACGCACCGCGCAAAAGGCGGCCTGCTCACCGTTGAAGTCATCGGTGAGATGAAAACCCTGTTTGACATGAGCATGTCACCAAGCGCTGTGCGTTCAGACGCCACGCAGCGGGCCCGCAATCCGAGCGATGGTTTCCTGCGCCATGCCACCGGCGTCAACCGCCCGGTCTATCTGTTGCGCAAGCCGCCTGAGGCGTTGGCATGACTGATCTGGGCATGACTAATTTGGTCGAGCTTCACCGCGTTCCCGATTGGGTGGATGCGCTGTTTGCAACCATTGCCTGTCATGAGGCGCAAGCGTTCCAGCGAGGCAAGTCCGATTGCTGGTGCATGGCGCTGGATGTCGCCAGGGCGATCACTGGCATCGATCCGTTTGCCGACCAGCGCAGCTACACCACCGAACGCGGCGCGCTGCGCATGATCAAGCGGTTCGGGGTGAAAAATCTGGGTGACGGCCTGGCGACCCGCTTGCCCGAAGTGCCTGTCATGATCGCACGGCGCGGCGATATTGCCGTGTTTGATGAGGTGATGGCAGTTGGCGTTGTCACGGGCGACATGGTGCTGACCAAGTCGCCTTTGATCGCGACTAGCAACGGCATGGTTGGCCGTCCTCTGATCAGCGCGCACCGCGCCTTCAGGGTCGGCTAGGTGACGGTGGGCTGATATGGGTCTCGAAACCCTTTTCGCTGCCGGGTTTGCAGCTTTTCAGGCCTTTGCTGGCAGCGCCATCGGTGGCTTTCTGGTCAAGTCTGCCATCGGTGTTGGGCTCAGTCTTGGTCTGAGTGCGTTTTCGCAGAAGAAAGCCAAGCAGGCTGGTCAAAGCGCGCCGACCGGTGTGCAGTTGGAGATGGCAACCGGCGCGGACACGCCGCGCAGTGTTGTTTTCAATGAGGCAGCAACAGCGGGACATCTCGTTTGGCTCAAGGAAACCGGGGCGAACAATGACACGCTGCACATGAACATTGTCTATTCGGATGGCTGGTGCGCGCCGCCGCGCGGAGTGATCGTCGATGGTGTGGAGAAGGCGCTGATTGAGCAACCCGTCACGGGCACCGAACATGCGCGCTATCATGTAGCCGATTTTGGCACTGACATCATCGTGCGCTGGCATGATGGCAGGCCAGGCCAGGCCGCCGATAGCGACATGGTGGCGGTGTCGGGCGGGGACATCACAGTCAACGATGTGGGGGATGGGCTTGCCTATTTCTCGGTCAGCATCGCCATCAAGGAGGATGGCATCACCTCTGCGCCTGAGTTTCTCTGGTTGGGTGGCGGTTACCGCTGCTATGATCTTCGCAAGGATGAGACGGTTGGCGGTTCGGGCGCACATCGGCTGGATGATCCAACCACATGGGAGCCGAGTGGCAATCCCTTTGTCCAGTTCTACAACTATGCGGTCGGCATTTCTGCGGGATCCGACAGCAAGGCACTGGGCGGTTTTGCCGATGTTGATGGCCTGATCGGCACCACCTTCATGGTGGCCGGGAATGTTGCAGACGAGGGGGTGACAACCGAAGGTGTGACTGAGCCGCGCTATGCCTGCTCGGCGATCCTTGCGGCTGATGGGGAGGATCATCGTGGCAAGGTTGCTGGCTTGCTGCAGGCCGGAGCCGGTTGGGCGGTTGAGCGTGGCGGTCAGCTGGGGGTGCTGGCCGGCGCGGCGCAGACGCCGGTCGTCACCTTTACTGATGATGATCTGATCCTGGATGAAGAGGTCGAATGGAGCCGCGACAAAGAACGTGATGAGCGCTTCAATGAGGTGCGTGGCCTGTTTGTTTCGCCTGCAGCCCTTTATCGCAAGGATGACTATCCCGTTGTCAAAAATGCAGCCGCTTTGACCATGGATGGTGAGCGGCGTGTTTCCACCCTCGATCTGGGCACGGTGCAAAGCCCTACGCAGGCGCAGCGCATTGCTGACATTCGCTTGGAGGAAAGCCGATTGGGGCGGGCATCCGTGCCGTTGCCCGAAGCGTTTCTTGCGCTGGAAGTGGGTGACTGGGTGCGGTGGAGTTCCGCCCGCTACGGCGACTTCAGCTACCGTATTGAACGCGCTCAGGATGATGATAATGGCGTTATCCGGCTGCCGCTGCAGCGGATGAGCAACACCGTCTATGGCGGGCCGAGTTTTGGAACCTACACACCGCCGCCAACGCCCTCCCTGCCACCGCTTGCTCCGAGCACGGTCTCTGGATTTGAGCTGCAGGCCGATGTGATCGAGGGTGAGGGCGGCGGTATCCCTGCGCTGATTGCGACCTGGACGCCGCCGAACGATCCGCGCGTCGATGCCGTCATTGTGCAGTACAGACAGATCGGCTCTTTGGCATGGCAGTCCCAATCCCAGCTATCGCCTGAGGAAGGGCGACTGCCAATTACCGGCCTTGCGCCTGGCGCTGATTACGAGGTGCGCCTTTCCATCACGACGACGCCAAGTCGCAATGTGACATGGACTGTGCCGAAGAGCATCAAAACGGCCAACCCGCCGGTGGTGATAGGGGACGAAAGCGTCTCCCTCACAAGCCTGAACCTTGGCGTTCAGGACATCCTTGCCAACGTAAACCGTAATCTGGCCGCCCTTCAGCAGATTGTCGCGGCCAGCGCCACCAGCGGCTCCCTTGAGGCGCTTCAGCGCTACACCGAAGACGGTGAAATCAAGGCGTTGGTGTCGCGGACCGGCGAGGTGGCCCGTGCCCAGGTGGTGCAAGAAACCATAGCCCGCACCAGTGCGATCGAGGCGCTGGCCGCGCAAAGCCTGCTTGTCCAGGCGGAACTGGATGGATCGACCGCGACCAGCCTCATGGCCCTGCAATCAGCGGTCAGCGGCGATGGCCTGACAACCAGTTTCGGAGTGCTGCTGCGCGGTGATACAGGCGATGCCTTCAAAGAGGCCGGCATGACGTTTGAGCTGGTCAGTGACGGCGGCGACCCGGCAACATTTGAGAGCGAGATTCGGGTGAAGGCCGACAAGTTCAAGTTCGACAACGGTCACCAGCTGGTCGCCATCACTGAGGATGGGACCTTCCTGAAAGACCTGTTCGTTGAACGGATCCGTTCATCACCCGCCCTCACGGACCGAGGCTTTGACCTGAACGGATTGACAGGTGAATTCACGATGTGGGCAACGCCATCATGACCAAGACCTGGTTTCGCGCAGATCCGGCGCGCGGATTGATCGCGATCTATGAGGCCGATGCGATCAATCCAGTGATCGAGGATAACCCGATTGATCATCTGGGTGTCACCAAGTTCAATTCCAAGCTGGAATATGTCGGCACCACAGTCGTGCGCAAGACCTACACAATCCCGGCCTGCCCGGGAAGCGCGTTCAACATGGTCCGGGTACCATTGGGTGCGCATGGCAAGGGTTTTACCCCGATGGTCAAGGCCAAACTGGTCGGGTTTCCCAATGGGGATGGCACGCCGACGGATGTGGAGTTGCACGGTGGCGTGGTGATCGATTTTTACGGCGAGCGTCCCGGTGATAGTGGCGTGCTTGCCTATGCCCCGACCATCTCCAGCCATGCTGATCGATGGTCGCGGTTTGGACCAACATTTGCCCGCCGCACCAGTCTGAACAATGCGTGGTCGCAAAAGTCGTTGCTCATCGGGGCCGGGGCCAACGATACTGAACTGTTCCTCTGGTATGAGCAGGCGGCCAACGACGGTGATGCAAATGCCGGCTACCCAGCCATCCCCCTGACCATCGATTTTTATGTCGGTGACCGCTCTATTGATGCCGATGACAGTGACGCATTCGATCCGCAAGTCATGCTGGATAGCTCCGGCGGCGAGATTGTGATGCGCAGTTCCATGCTGTCAGCCTCCGGGCCACAGGCGGCAGGGTTTTCCTCCAGGAACCTGCACCTGGTGCGCAATGATGCCAACCCGCTGTTTGAAGTCGCCACGCAGGAGATAACGGTGCTTGATAGCGCTACCGACGCGGGCAACAACAGCTATGCCCGGTTCACCGCCGATTACGGCTCCGATTGGGCCTATGACGTGACGTATTATGTCTGGGGACAGCCGACCGTGCCGCCTGCTCCGGTCACGCCGAACATAGGCCTCAATGTTTGACCAGCTGCAGTGGGGTCCGAACGGCCAACTGCTGATCATCAATGCTGCCGGCAAGAAGGTTTTCGACAGCAGCGATCAGCGCGTCCACACCATTCAACGGGTGAGCAAAACCGCCATCCTGCCACGAGTGGCGAGCGTGCCGATTGGCAGCACTGGCGATCCGCCGGCAACGGATGTCGATTTGGACCTGGGGCCAGTTCATCCAGAGGCCGTAGGCATCGATGGCGTTTTCCGGATCGCCGATGCTGAGGGCCTGGCGCTGGGTGAGCGTCGGTTCATGGGTGAGGAAAATCACAACAAAAGATCGACGCGGCGCTTCCTTTATGCCCCGCGCCTTCAACAAAACCCCAATGACTGGTTCCCGGTTGGCAGGGCGAGCCTGCTGGACATGTACATGTTCCTCTCGTCGGTGGACATCAACACCATCCAGACCAGCACCAGCACCGTACCGGAAGTTGGTCGCCTCTGGCACACCATTCAGTTTGTGATTGAAGGCGGTCGATTGAAGCTATTGCGGCGCGGGCTCAACATCACCCATCGCTACACCTACCTGACCATCGGTAGCGGTATCAACAACACCTATGAGTACGATTACGCGCTCGACTGCGCCGCTCTAACCATCGACTGCCGCTTGGCGCTCAGCGCTGTCACTTAAGGATTTCTGATGGCTCTTGGATATTTCACGGGAGGCACGGTGAGCGTGTCGAACGGCGGCACAGCCGTGACTGGAACGGGCACCACGTTCAGCCAGGTTGGCGTTGGCGCGACGTTTGAAAGCGCCGGTCATCAGGTGACCATTGCCAGTGTGGAGAGCGATACGGCGCTGACCTTGGCGCTGAGCTGGCCGGGAACAGCCCTAACCGATGCCGCGGGGTATCTGCTGAAGCCGGTGACGGACAGCGCTTCCCTGTCCCTTCAGACCTTGCAGAAGGTGCAAGCGCTGCTGGAAGCGCTCGGCTTGAAGGGTGAAATCCGCTATGTCACCGCCACGCCGCTCGACAGTTTCGGCGATGATGGCGACACGGCAATCAATACCACCCCGCCCGGCGCGCTCTACGTCAAGTCTGATGGCTCATGGTCGCTTGTCCTGGCAAGCCTGAAGGGCGATCCGGGCGACAGCCTGCACATCGATGCCATGGGCCTCGCTGCCGCCCGCTCAACCCATGATGACGCGGCGGCGCTGTTCACCTTCCTGGCGGAAGACACGGGCCAGATCGCCATCAAGCGGTCGGCCACATCCGCCGACTGGTCGGCGTGGATCGACTTCCGTGGCCCGCAAGGCCTGCAAGGTGATCCTGGAGCAGACGGGGCCGACGGGGCCGACGGGGCCCGCTGGTCGGATGGCGCCGTGCCCGACAACGGCACCGGCGCAAACGGCGATTACCACCTGGCGTCCAATGGCGTTGTCTATGAGAAGGTTGCGGGCGTCTGGACGGATACCGGGATCAATCTCACCGGCCCGCAAGGTGACACAGGTGACACCGGCGAGACAGGCACAACCGGGGCCAAGGGCGATCCAGGCGAGTCCTTCGCGCCCGATGCCGTGGGCCTCGCCGCCGATCGATCAACCTATGACGATGAACCCGCGCTCTTTGCCTTCCTTTCCACCGACACCAACCAGGTGAGCTGGAAAAACTCCGCTACATCCGCCGACTGGTCTGCCTGGGTGGACTGGGGCGGTGCAGGTGGTTCGACCGGCGCAGGGTCAACCACCGCCCTTGGCATGTTTGTAGCCTCTTCACTCTAAAGGAAAATCACTATGGCTTTGAAACGCCTGGCGGCCGCTGATCTGGCCGCGACAACGGAAACGCTTGCCTACACTGTTCCGCCGTCCAAGGAGGCGTTCCTGGCGGTCAACCTCGTCAACCGCTCAGCTGAAAACCGCAGCGTACGGATCGCGCTCACCGTCAACGCAACGCCGACCGATGCCGACTGGATTGAATACGGGCTGGAACTGGCACCGGGCGAGGCGCTGCTGCGCGAGGGGCTTACGCTTCAAGCGACGGGCCGCGTTTATCTATGGGCCTCGGGCCTTGATGTCTCGGCGGTTCTTTATGGCAATGAGGGGGATGTCTGATGGCGCGCTATGCTCCACCGATCATTCGCAATGGGTCACGATGGTACAGCGGTGCAGGCGACCCCGCATCCAGTGTGGGACTGGTCGGCGACTACTACCTAAATCTCACCAATGGTGCAGTCTGGGAGAAGACCGGTGGCTCGTGGGTTGACACGGGCAGCGTGATGAAAGGCGCTGATGGTGTGGACGGTGCCGATGGCACGAATGGAGCCGACGGCGCAAATGGCGCAGACGGCATCAATGGCAACACGATCGGTCGCCAAACCATATGGCTACCATCACCGGCGCTTATCCCTGCCGAAACCGCCGGCCCTACACTGGAAAGCATCGAGACGTCGACGAACCTTATCAACTACAAGGCATTGCGTTGGTCAGGGTCAGTTCGCCAGAACGCGCATTTCAATATTGGCATGCCCAAGAGCTGGGACCATACCAGCACCTTTGTCGCCCGTGCCCGCTGGATGACGGCGGCGAGCGATGCCGACAGCGTGGTATGGGGCTGTGAGGCGCGCGCCGTGGGTGACGGCGACGATCTGAACGGGGCATGGGGCACCGCCACGACAGTGGCGGATACGGCCCAATCGAGCGCCGTCAAGATGATGATGACCTCATTCATCACCGGCATCACGCCAAGCAATTCACCAGCGCAAAGCGACACCGTTTTCTTCCGGTTCTTTCGCGATCCTGCTGATGCCGGCGACACGATTGACGAGACCGTAGACCTGATCGGGTTCGACATTGGTTACACCATCAATGCTGCCAACGATGACTAGAGAGCGACCATGACACAGCAACGCTTTGCAGAGTTTCACGACGGCACCTTCGTGCGGATATGGGTGCGCCCTGAGCGGCCGCCCGATGCGCCACACAAAGGTCGGACGTTCCATCCAGTCGGCGCTCAAAGGACTGGATCGCCAGCTGGTTGGAAAGTCGTCAGCGGCAAAGCTATTGAAACAGTTGCCCCTGCGCCTGACCCCTCCACCGATCCAAACGACTATCCGCTTCAGCCCTTCCAGTTTTTTGCCATGCTTGAAATCATGGGGCAGGGCATGGACCCGGCGCGTGACCTCAATGCGGAAATTGGCGCGGCGATTGATGCCATTCCCGACACGGCAACGCGGGCAGTGGCGCGTGCCAAATATGAGCACATAGAAGCGTTCCACCGCGATAATCCGCTGTTTGCGCAGCTTGCCCCGACACTTGGCCTGTCCGACGCCGAGATTGAGGCCGCATGGATGCAAGCCAAGGAGATTGCGTGATGCTTCTGGCGACTCATCTTGCGGGCTTTGGTGTTGGTGGCACCAGTGTCGCTCCCGGCTCCATTGTTCTCTTGCCCGGAACGACCTCCTGGGAAATCCCGGCCCATAACGAAATCATCTTTGAGCTTTATGGTGCTGGCGGCTCTGGCTCGAACGTTTCGCCTGGTGTGGCTTTCTACAACGGCAACAATGGCGGCGATACGACCATCTCCAGCCTATCGCTGGTCGCGAACGGTGGCGGCGCTGGTGTCGGCTCCGGCTCCACCGTATCAGCCGGCGGTGCGGGCGGCACTGCATCAGGCGGTGATATCAACACCGCTGGCGAGAATGGCGGGGGCGGCTCTGGCGGCACGGCGGGCACAGCCGGTCGAGGCAATGGTGGTGATGCGCCAGGCCCCGAAGGCGGGCTTGGCGGAACCTACGACGCTGTCGCACCACACACTGGGGAAGATGGGGCTGATTACGGTGGCGGCGGTGCTGCGGCTTCCAACAACGGCTCCAACCACGCTGGTGCGGGCGGTTCGGGGGCATACTGCAAGAAAACCATCTCAAGCGGCACCTTAACACCTGGTGCCAGTCTTACAGTCGCCATTGGCGTTGGCGGTGCTGTCGGTGGCACCGGCACCATCAAGGGCGGTGTCGGTGGTGATGGCGCCATCAAGATCAGTTGGTCTTGACCTCTATCCACTGCGGCACGTCGCAGTTCCCGCTGCCTGATGGATGGTGGGGCGCGTGCTGCCAGCTTCATGACCAGGCGGGGCTATCGCTTCTCAGCAATCTTGAGTTTGCCCGATGTATGGCCGGCGAGAGCGGGCCGGTTCTGGCTTTCATCGCCTTCGCCTTCGTCACCGCCGGACTGATCCTCAAACACATAGGGCTGCTCAAGCCCGACCAACGACACCCGCCCACACAGCCCGCCGCACAGGCGGGTTTTTTCATGGCTGAAAGGACAAGACTGATGCATCTCTCTGAAAAGGGTGCCGCCTTCGTTGCGCAGCACGAGGGAACGGTGACCCGTGCCTATCGTGACCCGGTTGGGGTCATCACCATCGGGACCGGGTTTACCAACCGGTCTGAGGTTTTCTCCGCCTATTGGCGCGGCAAACATGGGCGAGGCTTGCGTATGGGCGATTCCATTGGGCGGCAGGAATCCCTTCAACTTCTGCCCAAGGTGGCAAACGAGGAATATGGCGCGGCGGTCAACCGCGAAATTCGCCCGACCAAGCAACACCATTATGATGGGGCAACATCGGCCTGCTACAATCTCGGCCCGCGCGCTGCCAAATGGCGCTGGGGCGTTGCGCTGCGCGACGGCAAGATCGCAACAGCAGCGCGTATCCTCGCCAACAACTACAACACAGCACGTGGACGTCGACTGCCAGGCCTGGTGCGCCGCCGGCGTGAAGAGGCCGCGGTGATCCAATTTGCCGACTATGGCCACATCGCGGTTCCAGTCCAGCCCGATGACGAGTTGATGGCCTATCAGCGCCATCTGAAGACGCTGGGCCATGATCCAGGCCCGATTGACGGGCTGGACGGTGAACAGACGAGGGCGGCGGTTCTGGCGTTCCAGTCGCGCCACCCCGACCTTGTGAATGATGGCATCCTTGGCCGCGCCAGCAGGGCGCAGATCGACCGCGAAATCGCAGCCAAACAGCAAGGTGTTCTGGTGGGCGTTGGCGGTGCCGGCGCTGTCGTCGTCTCGGTCGCGCAGGACAACATCGAGGAACTGACATCCGTACCTCTGGACTGGCTGCCATGGGTTGCCGGCGCTGTGGTGCTGATCGGCCTGGCGCTGGTTGGCAAGCGCTACTGGCCGGAATTTCGCAACATGATCGATCGGAGTGCAAAACCATGAAGTATCTCAAACCCAAATCCATGACGTGGTGGGCCGGCCTTCTGTCCATCCTCACCGGGCTTATCGCGATCTTTCAGCCAGCCAACACGGTCGTTGGCGAGTTTGCGCACCTCATGGCCTTGTTGACTGGCGGGTCGGATAGCGCGCCGGCCGTTCTGATCTTCACCGGCATGGGCCTGATTGGGCTCAGGGCCGCGCCGGGGGTGAATGGCGATGCTGGCTAGGATTCTGGGTTGGCTCACTGGTGGGCTCGTCGAAGAAGCGTTCGACCTCGTTAAGCGCTACGTGCCGGACGCGGATGAGCGAAACCGCATCAATGCTGAACTGGCCATGGAGGCCGGGCGTCAACATGTCCAGGCATTGGGCGCAAGCGCCTCTTTTCGCTGGTGGCACCCGCAAAACCTGATTGCCTACTGTGTCTCTACATATGTTGCTAAAATTGTCGTATGGGACACGGTTCTTGGCCTTGGCGTGACGCCTGATCCCGGTGAGCATGTCACATGGCTGATGATGGCCGTTGTCGGCTTCTATTTCCTCAATCGCGGCATTGTTGAAGCTGCCGCTCGCATCGCCTGCCGGAGATAATCCTTTGACTGACAAAGAGCAGGACGCCCTCACACGCGTCATCGCCAAAGAAGCGGCCAAGCAGGCGGTTGATGAACTGATGACCCGCCTCGGTATCGACAACGCCAACCCTCTCGACATGCAACGCGATATGCAATGGCTTCGCGATACCCGTGTCGGCAGCGAGAAAATCAAGGAGAAGGGCGTTTTGACCCTTATCGGTGCCGCAGTTCTAGGGGCCGCAACGATCATCTGGATCGGCATTAAACAAAGTCTCAATGGAGGGTAATCGCCGGTTACTCAAATAGGCCATCGTAGGTAGCCCGATCATAGAATGGGCAATTGATGGCAAGAGGATGTATGTTTTCTTCAACTGGACCACCATTTGTTGGGTCACATGCAACCATTCCTAAATCGATTGCTAGTTCAAGAGCGCCACCACCTCCGGCCAACCCCACAAGATAACCTTGTTCACTTTCGAATAGCGGGGGGTCATCTTCCCAGAACCAAGCGCCATGGAAAGAGATGGTATCAATATGCCAATCTCTAAATCGCGTTCCAGTCACGTGTGAACCATTGAGTTCCAGCCCTTCTGCGACCGTCGGATCAAAGACCATACCACTCAGGTTTGAGTTCTCGAAGCGAGCTCCGGTGAAAGTTCCTCCGGAAACAAGTGTGTAGTGCAGATCACACATAAAGCAGTGGACGTCGTCAAACTGAGAGTTTTGCAGATACAATCCATCAAGGCCGAGGTTGATGTATCTCGGTCTCCCTTGCTGTGAGAGAGATAATTCCACTGGTCTATCTTGAGCCGTATGGCAATCTCTTTGGGCCCTGTTTTCAGTTGACGCTGCGCCGTAAAGGTCAGTGCAACCGAGGCTCAGACCATCCACAGATACGCCCATAGTTAAAAGCTGTTGGAACGCAATTGCCTTTGCTGGAAAAGGCACGTGGGGCTCAGCAAGATATTGGCGGAGCCTTGCCTCCTGAGCCGCCGTGAACTCCTCCAATGTCGCTCGAGCTAAGGGACGATCAACCGTTTCCCGCTGCCAAATCTCATAAGATATCGCGCCAACACCGATAACCAGCGCCAAGAGTTCCACGGCCTTGAACCAATGGGATTGGAACCATCGCGTCTTGCTGGTTTGAGCGTCCATGCCTAACTGTTGGCGTACCGCCGCCCTTCGGAGTGCCTTTGATCGCCTCATTTGCTTTCCGCCTTGGAATACGCGCTAGGCTTGATCAGGTTCGACCCCTTCGCTTTGTTCGAATTCACTTCGCGTCCAACGCGATAGTGGACCAGGTCAGCACCGCGATGGTGCTTCAGAAGCTCTCTTGCATCATCGACTGGCGTTTCAGGGTCCATCCACTC